CAAAAATTGGTATGCCACCTACTAATCTTAGAAATTTGGTTAGCAAGGCGCCCGCTACAAGCCCCCAGGAAGCCTTCTTGGATTCCCACATGCGTGGGACAAAGGTCCAGATCCAGCCAGCATCAGGTTAATAGCCTGCTGTCCTGTAGCTACGCTCGTACGATGTCGAGCCGCTCGGACTAGGAGTACTGTTAACTTTTTGTGACACAGCCCTTATACCGACGTAGATCTATAAATTAATTAAAATGAAATTTTTATTTTCACTAAAACTAATTCGTAGACCTAAAATCTCTAAGAAAGCTTGGATTACTCTACGTGAGTTTCCCAAGTATTTCGAAGAGGTAGTGTGGATAGCAGACTTAAAAGCTTTCAAAGACGACCTTAACACCTTTAGGACAAGAATTTCCCGTTTGGTCCGTAAAAGCGGTTTCCAATTTACATTTATGTATATGAAACTGGTTTTACACTTTACGGTAAGTTCTCTGTCTGGACGTCCAATGTTAATTAGTGACCAAAAAGGTCCTTATATATCATTGGATGGTCGCGGACTCCCCTCTATTATACCTTTAAAGATTCGTGAGTATTTATGCTCAGATCTTAAAAAGGATAAACAGGTGGGAGGTATCCTCTCATTACTCTCTATCTTTAGAGTCTTTCCAACACACGTTAAGCCGAAGTACGAGTCCATTACTGGACCGTTCATTGGAACTTCAAGATCTATTGATCTTCCGAAGTTAACATTAGCTGTGAAAGATTTTCTCTTAAATAAGAAAGTGAATCGAAAGATTCCTAAGATGAAACTTATCGGGGGTGAATCTGCAGGGCCAAATGGGTTTAAAGCTTTGTGAGCCGCGTCTATCGACGCGTTCGCATTTCTTTACAACCCGGTTGTACTATACTTCTTAGTCAGATGACTTTGAAGATATGGTAAACCTTTCCTTGCATGATTCTTCTTGATCCTTTGCATTGGGTTGTTTCCATTTATTATTATAAATGTTATCTTCCCAGCACTCCTTCATTGGATTCCTATAAAGTTAGGACGGTTGTCTGTAGTTTATAACACGGCAGGAAAAGCCAGAGTGGTCGCTTTGACCAACTGGTGAATCCAATTGTGTTTTAAACCGCTTCATGATAGATTGTTTGATCTTCTTAAACAAGAAGAGAGAGATGGAACTTTTGATCAGGACCTCGCTTTGGCAAAGTTTATTGCCAAGCATGATCCAGAACATTTGTTCTCCTCCTACGATCTATCAGCAGCCACAGATCGTCTACCTATAGACATCCAAGAAGACATATTGAACCTTCTCTTCGGTAAGAAGATAGGGTATATTTGATCTAATATTCTTAAGAATATAGATTGATATATAGACGATAAGTCTTCAATACGTTATTCTGTGGGTCAACCTATGGGTGCATACTCGTCTTGAGCTATGCTAGCTATCACACACCATGTGGTAGTGAGACTGGCCTCTACTGATTCTGGGTTTGCCGATTTCAACAATTATGTTGTTCTCGGTGACGACTTTGCCATTAATAATGACATTGTCGCCAAACGGTACCTCTATTACATGGAAATGCTAGGTGTTGAAATAAACCTTAGCAAATCCGTGATCTCCAAGACTTTTTGCGAATTCGCAAAACGTCTAAAGGGCCCCGGTATAGAATATACTCCTATCGGACCAGGTTTAATCCTGCGTTTTATAAGAGATAGATTCTATATTGGGAATGTAATACGGGAAGCTGCTAAACTCGAATGATTAAGATCAGTCAATGACGTTCTAATCCCCATGCTCGAAAGATGACCTAATCGGTCAACCCTTCTCGCATTTTCTTTATGGGTTTGCCAAGGTGCTG